ATGTTCCTTGTCATCCGTAAACGTTGGCTCAAAAACATTGTACCCGTTCCATCTGCCAAGATAGACGGCTGTATCATAGATGCTTTCCTGCGCAATTTCTATTGCTTTCTTTAATCGCTGTTCTTTCGTCATGTTGTTACAGAATTATTTTGCACACGCCACAAATATGGCAATTATACCAATTACAGCAGTCACAACAGCCGCAACAGCTCCAACCATTGCCCAATTTATGGGATTTCTCATAGTAGGATTTGAGTGGACATATGAACGCCCCTTAGATGTCGGCCTTGCATCGACAACGCGGTGTCCTTCCGCCCACATAGCGTGAACAAGCCCCTTTCCTTCTAATTCGCTAACGCAATCAGAATAAGTGTCTTCACCCATGCCGCTTGGAATAGAAGAGTAACCGAGTACGATATTTAGGAGAGCCTTCTTCTCATCGTCCGTTAAGTAGATTCCTGTCATATGCTTTTTATATGTTTAGTGAACAAAAAGTTCCTTTGGCAAAGGTACAACCGTTTTCCGAAACCGTTGCAACCAATCTTCAAAAATCTTACTTTCAGGCTTTAAAATAGCAAGAATCACCTTGAAAAACCATATTTTTCGGCATATTTTATTCCGTGAATAAAATTTTTCTGTTTTTACAATAAACATATCAAGAAAAAGAATTATATTTGCATGGTAAACAGTTTATATTTAATAATCGACATACAACATGAAAGAAATAATTCTTCAAGCCCTTACAACCAAGTTTCCGGGGGTAGCGGCTTCCATCCTAAGCAGGATTGCCGATAAGCTAAGCAAGACTGTAACAAGCGCTGAACAAGTTGCAACCGCAGTAGAGGGGGTAACATTGCAGCAAGTAATCGACAGTTACACCGATAGCCGCGTTACGGAGGCCACCGCAAGCGCAGTAACAAACTATGAGAAGAAGCATAATTTGAAGGACGGTAAACCTGTCGAAGTACAAAAACAAGAAGTCATGCAGAGTGTGACCGAAAAGAAAGGGGGTGAGGATGATACTCCTGCCTGGGCAAAAGCGTTGATCGAACAGAACAAAACCTTGAACGACCGCATCGCCAAGATGGAGACAGACCGCACAACCACAAGCCGCAAGCAGCAACTTACAGAAATCACTTCAAAATTGCCCGAAGCCGTAAAGAAGGCGTATGACCGTATTCAACTCGACAGATACAGCGATGAGGAGTTCACCGCTCTTGTCGCAGAGGTCAGCACCGAGGTAGAAGGCATCATGAAGGACGCCAAAACAAAAGGGGCTGTCGTTGGCAAACCTTCCTTCACCGGTAGCAACCGAAAGGAAGACGAACTCACCGAGGAACAGATAAAACTGATTTCGAAACGTGAGGGCAGTATTTTGAAGGACGGAGACCAGCCGTTCTAATGTTTCACTTCTAATTTAGCACAACGTTATGTCAATGACCGTAAGACGCAGAAGAGATACGCGAGTAAAACGTGTCTTCCTGCACAAAACTGCTGATATTCCGGGCGGCTTCTCAGTAGCAACATCCGAACTCGGAGGCGACTACCTCAATGAGGGTGCTGTACTCAGTAAACCGATTGACGGAATCAGTCATGTGGTGAAGATTGCGAAGGTGGCAGCCGATGTAAAGGAGGCTGCAAAAGCAATCACCGTAAACAAGGGACACAACTTCAAGGTGGGCGATGCGATAACCGCAAAGATTGGCGGCACGGCACAAGCCATTACCGCTATCGACAGTTCCGCCCAGAATACCGACACCATCACCGTAGGTGCGGCGCTTGGTGTCATCTCTGCCGGAGCTTTCATTGCGGAAGCAGGTGCGACAGGTGATTCTTCCGCATTGAAGTACACCCCATTTGCTCTTGCAGGTACCGGAAAGCCTATCGAACAGAAAAGTAATCTCGATACCGATGCAGTCGTTATCGGCGTTACCGTAGATCACGAATTGCCGGACTTCGTCAAGAGTGCGATTCCAAACATTGTTAACTACTAATTGATAAAGGACAATGGGAACTATTGTAAATACCCTTATTCAGGGACTTTCTCAGAAGATGATACAGGCACGCCTCAACACGGTTGATGCCTCTACATTCTACTTCGGCAAGCACTTCCCCGTAAAAAAGATAAACGGCTTTACTTGGGGAACGCTTCAAAACCAGTTAGGAAAGAAGAACGTGGCTGCAGATATCCACACCGATAACGGCACCATCGTTCGTAAGAGTCGTCCTGTGTTTGAGAGCTCAAAGGGAGATGTCCCGTTCATCGCTATCAAGCGTGAGATGTCTCGCAGTGAAATTAAAGATTATCAATACGCTCTTGCTATGGCGCAAGACCAGGACGCGGCAAGTTTGGCGCAGTACTGGGGCGAAGACGTGGATTTTTGCTTTACCGGTGTACAGAGTGAGATTGAATACATCGCTTGGTCTTTGGCATCCAATGCCGGTAAGTTGGCCTTTACTACGACCAACAACGCGACCCATGCGAATGAGTATGACCTCGATTATGATGTAGACCCGAACTTCAAGCGAGCTACCTCCACTGACTGGGCGGATTCATCCAAGGCAGATATTATTGGTGACTTTGCCAAGAATATCAAGTTTGCCAAGGACAACAACCTGAATCCGAAGTTTGGGTTCATCAACTTGAACGAGTTGTACAAGATTAGCTCTTCCGAGCAAATAATCAAGGCTTGTGCAAGCTACGTCCAAAATGCCGTTGGTATGGCTCAGACTCCTACTTTGGACACCATCAACCAAATGCTTTCAAAACAGGCATGGTTGAACGGTATCCAGTTGCGCGTTATCGACCAGACCATTACGCGTGAGCTCATAAACGGAAATCAGACTTCCGGCAACCCGTTTGCCGATAGTCGCTTGATTCTTTCCGAAAGTGAAGTTCTCGGTACCACTCAGTATGATATTCTCCAGGAGAACAGCAACCTGATTCTGCGTGCCGAACGTGCTCACACCGTAGTAAAGAAGTACGGAGAGACAGAACCGCAGTCCGAGATTACCATCGGTCAGGCAGATGCAGTTCCGGTACTTGATACCGCATACCACAACATCTACCTGCGCACCGACGCGAAAGATTGGGATTAACCTGTAAAGCAGAATAGCTATGGCAACAGTATTGGATTCACTAAAAGGCATTAATGCCTACCCCATCCCACTGCGTACCTTATGCGAGGTGGCAGACAGACGGAACATTACGCTTACCGTTGAAGCTACTCAGGAAGGATTATCCGACAAGGATTATAGACTTGCCAAGGCAGACCTTCTTATTTGGTTGTCTCTTGCTCCAGATGTGACGCAGGGAGGACAGTCCTTCTCCTTCACGGACGAGCAGCGAAAGCTTCTGCGTAAGGAGGCTAATGCTATCTATGGTGAGTTAGAACCGTCTGCCATGGCTGCAAGCGTTCAGTATGGATATAAAGGCTCACGGCTATGATTATTCCGAACGGTACGATAGAATTCAAGGCCAAAGCAACGGCCGGAGGTATAGACCCTGAAACGGGTTATCCTCTCAAGTCGTCCGAGGCCTCATGGAGCGACCCGATAGAGTGTCAGTTCATACCAAACAGCAGAAACAACCTTGGAATGGTGAACGGGGAGCACTTCACTACAGCAAGCTATACGGTATTGCTGGAGGAGCGACCCATTCCGGATTCCGAACAGGTTAGGCTACGGGATATGAACGGCACCGACCTCGGGGAGTTCTCTCTCATTGCACCGCCGGAACCGATGGATGCCGTGTGTGAAGTTAAACTTCTGATTTGACAACCGTATGCCTATAGTACAGACAACACCTGAATCCGCTATCGAGGATTATCTGAACCTTCGTATACAGCACCTGGAAGAGGCTCTTCTCTACCGGATGCAGTACGTAGGAGAACGATGTTTGAGAACTGCCCGTGGAACCAACTCCTATAAGGATCAGACGGGAAACCTACGTAGTTCGCTCGGATACGTGATAGTGAAGGATGGCGCCGTAGTGCAACAGAGTGGATTCCGAAAGGTAAAGAAGGGAAGCGAAGGTACTTCCACGGGTGAAAAATACGCTCAGGAGCTGGCTCTCTCCTACCCTAAAGGAATCGCCCTAATTGTTGTGGCCGGTATGCACTACGCATCGTATGTGTCGGCAAAAGGATATGACGTACTGGATAGCGCGGAACTGCTTGCAGACAAACTCGTACCGAAAATGCTTAATAAACTAATGATACGGCGACCACCG